TTACTAGTAATTCCAGGTTGTGAACTTTTAAAAGCGGTTCATGAATCGGCCAAATATCTTGCCAGCAGCCCGGCGTCCTACCCTCTGTCCTACTTTACCCTTCTTGGCAGCATTAATATCGTTGCTGATTCTCAGTAAATCGTAAAGAAATGACTTCAACATTATTCTCCTCTTCCTGTCTTCCTCGAATGGCATGGCTTACAGAGTGATTGCAGGTTGCTGTGATCGTTACTTCCACGCTGGCGCTTGGGTATGATGTGGTCTACCTCGTTAGCTACTCTCCCACAGTTTCTACACTGTGGCTCTATGGATAGGTGTTCGATACGCGTCTTTTGCCATGCGTGGTCGTAACCTTGTTTGTAGGGGCTCGGTCTTGGGGGAGGCTGGTGGTCAAGACACCTGTGGCTGCGGTAGGTGACAGCACGGCACCCAGGCTGGGTACATGCTGTGGGGGCTCGGTAAGGCATATGCAGTCCTTATCCCGCATCCTTATTGCATCGAGCTAATTGGATATCAGATTGATTTGCCAAGAAATCTGATAAATCAAGGCAAATGGCCGCAATTTTATATTGGCCGATATCGATAGAGAGCCTTGCCATCCTCGACAGACACCATCCCCCCTTGTTGTAAACCTTTGCCAAATAGTAATGAAACATCTTCATCCTAAACAACTGGCCATTCTACGATAATCGTCCCAATAATCAGAGACGTCCCTTTTTCAATTACGAGATTCGGATAGCTAGAGGCTTACGCTTTCGGATCGTTTTCCATGCTCACAACAGATAATCCCAACACCGTCACTCCCTCCAATGGGATAACCAACCGGGTTGGGCCGTCCGCTAAGAACCCAGATATCTCGGTGTACATCTCTCTCAGGAATCCCTCTACGTCCTTTGCGTCCAACACGATGGCGTCGCCCTCAAGATGCATATGATACCCCTACTGGCCCGGCGCCTTGGTAATGGGTTCGAGCCCAATGTGCTTTCTGACATAGAGGATCGCAGTACGTCCTGCGTTTCCCTGGCGAACCAGTCTGGAACTCGAACGGATTGCCGCAGTTTGGGCAAACCAGACTTAACACCCTAGGGACGTCCCAGATGTGCGACCGGCAGCTTCGGTTGCGGCATTCGGTTGGGGAATCGGGAGCGGACCAAGCGTGTCCACACCGTAGGCAGATGAACGATTCCATGGCTAGTTACAGACCGCTGTCCAGAGATACCAAGGATGAAGCTCTGCATGATAGTTGCACCACCGCATCACTACCCCCCACACCCTTCGGGCCACGGAGGTAGATCAATGAGCCCGACCGCTGCCTTCAGCACTCTTAGCGCGTCCAGTATGTCAATATCGCCGTCTCCGTTAGGACCATTGGCGTTCTCTGGATGCACGTCCCCGATGACCCGCTCTAGGTCATTCGGTATGATTAGACCGTTTGCGATCTTCAAGACCCGTAGGGCATCCAAGACGTTAACGACGCCGTTGCCCTGTCCGTTAGGGTGTACGTCCCCGCAGAGGTGGTTGATCTCCACAGTGAAGTCTCGAGTGGTAGTTTGCACTGCGCCGTCTGCATTACGTATTCCAATGAGAATGTATTGATACTCGCCGGGTGTGCTTGTATCGATCAGCCAGGGAGCCCTTGGATTGAGACCCGAGGTAACGGTCTTCGTGCAACTCCATCCTGTGTGGCATATGCTTCCCCACAGCACTTCATCACCAACGTGATAGACGGCTTGATTTGGGCTTAGGAATAGGTCCCCAGGTGGTTGCGGCCCCGCTAGTACGGACGCAGATGGTGTGCCTGTCCACATGAGACCGATTCCAAAGACTAAGAATGTGATACCTAGGATTAACCTTTTCATCTTCTTTCTCTCCTTCTCTTAGGCTCAACGGAGGTGGCCAATCCAATGTCCGAAGGCATTGCATCTCCATCCTTACGGGGAGGAGACCCCGTTGAGTCAATCTTGGGGCAGGAGTCGAACCTGCTCTCTCTGGGCGTACTTCCGAGAGCCATGCCTCCCATTTTCGACCCAGCGACTTTCCGGCCATCCCCACCAAGAACTTCATGCTGCGCTTATCTTACCAGTTGGACAAAGTTCTATCAGGTAAGGTCGTACATGAACCGAAGAGCCATGGCGGCTACCTGCATGGCCTCCTTGCGCATCTCTTCTTTAGGTCGGTCAGCGTATTGCCGTTTCACGATATCCCAGAGTTCGTCTACCTCTTCAAGAAGAACGGCATAACCCTCGTGGGGTGAACTGAAGGTTGGGAACTTCTCCTGTGCTCTCGCAAACTCAATCAGCACTTCCCGCATGGCCTGATTCAGTTTAGGTTCTAGGTCTCTCATTATTTACTCCTAATATCCAATGTATCAGTACCCGCCCCAGCGGTAAGCACCTTCCCGCAGCTTCTCCTGCTGCTCTGGCGTGACCTTCGTGTTGACAACCAAAATATCTCCCCACATGAACGTCCCCTTCTCGTGGTCGTCGTTGGTGCCGTCAAGAAGCCAATGCCCCATCTCATGGTTGACGATCTGGGCAACAATCATATCGAGTTTCAGCCCAGCAATGATGGCTGTCCCGTAAACCCCTGTGAGGCTCGCTACTTGACCCCAGTAGCCAAACCCTACCGTACTAGCTTGAGGGTCGATGTAGAGCGTCAAACGAGGCCCGTGGACGTTCTCGTAGTGCCACACAGCGATGGAGTCGTCTTCGTAGGTCAGCGGCGTTGATGGTCTCTTGAAGGAGAAGCTGGGTTGTATCTCAATGCCAATGTCCGACCAGAATTTACCGACCAACTGCATGATTCTCCTGCTGGTGATGATGTCCATCCAGTCATTGGTCACGGTGATGACGTGGACTAGGAGCTTGATAGTCTCTCGGGATTCCTTGAGTTCCTGGATGTCTCTAGCGTTGCGCCCGAAGGCGTTCATTATCGCTTGTAAGACCATGATATCTCTGCCTCTGGGGGTTTCGCGGATTCTTCGATGGCTTTCCTCAGATACATTGCAAGGTCTAACGCTTCCTCGTAAGCATTCTGAAGAGCAGACTTCCCGTTGTGACATGGCTCACCGGTGGTCAATGGCCGACCATATTTCTTGGACCCAAGCGTTTGCCGAGCATCTAGGTCAGCCTTGACTAGATCATTGATGTTCATCTTGGGCCTCCTGTGCTAGCTGCTCAAGGGTCATGGAGTCGCCAGCATCGAGAGCTTGTATTCCAGTCTCGGTAGTAGCGACAGACTTGACCTTGGCGATGACGTCTTCTAACGGCTTGATGGCGTAATGTGGTTCACGCCGTTTTATCCATCTTATCGCTGCCGCTACCAACTCCGCCACTTGCTCACGGGCGGCGTCACATTTAGCCGTGACTCGTTGCCACTGGATATGAAGTTGTGCATATTTGAGTTCCAGTCTCTCAAACTGGTCCCGTAATTCAGCTACCTTATTCTGTTCGGCTTCGAGAGCGGCCATAACAGTTTGCAAGGGCGGTTTGCCGTCCTCGTCAAAGGTAGTATCAGCAAAAAGTTCTGACCACGCATCGTGTTTCTCTCTCAACTCGTCTAGCTCAGTCTCCAGTGCATCCACTCTTGTAGCTTCAACCACCGTGGCTTTAACCTGGTCTTTCAACTGCTCTTGGGCGGCGTCACGTTCTTGTTTATATTTAGAGGCATTGTCACAAACATCATTTACAACAGCTCGTTTGATTCGTAAAACGTCGCGTTCCGTTTTTAATTGCTGTTGTACTTCAGCCAATTCATGCAACGCTACTCGGGCTTCTTCGGCTGACCCTTCGTACAGAGCGTTGGCCTGGGCCACGTCAGCGTCGTGGTTTGCCCCAAGGTTTTCCAAAGCAAGAATTTCGCCGCGCTCAAAGTCATGGTCGATAAGCTCCATTACTTGGTTTGCAAAGTTGGGCACGTTAGCTTCAGTCATGGTTGCACCTCAATCTTGATTACTTGGGTCATCAGTCCTCCTCCAATGCGGATAGGGCGTCACGGAGAGTTTGGCATAAAGGGCAAGGTCGGCTTGCTGAACAGTACCATTCATGAGTTTCAGCTTGGGTCGCTCTCGCTGCCGCCATCACCGGAGCCACGTCGGCCAGGATGCCCTGCATGTCCTCGCAGCGACGCTCCATTATCTGGACAATCATGCTCTTGGCATCCGCACCATCATTCCTAACGCGTACAATTTCTGCCGCCAACTCCCGCAGTCGCTTCGGTTTCCAGGTCTCTTGCGTCATCTTCTTGCTCCTCGCTAGATAAATACTCCGATCTTCTTCAGGCTACGGTTCCGAGCTACATCACGGCATTGGCGGGAACACGGCGCCGACACACCGTGGGCGTTGGTAGCACCTGGGTACTCTTCCAAGCAGACTGGGCAGGTCTTGAAGTTGCTCCCGCGTCTGGGCCGGTCATAGTCGTCGGACCCGCAAGAAGGACATTCACCGACCGGATCTTGCTCGGCTGGCCGCTCCCACGTTGCTTGGCACTTCAAACAGTCGAATTTAATCATGTCTTCGTTTCGCCTCGTTCTTGCCACTGTCTTTGCCACCTTCTTAACCGGCAAGCGGCGCACTTTATCACCCCTGCTTCGTGATTATGAATCTCGCAAAGGCATTTTTTAAGGCTGGTGGCCCCACCACATTTCTCGCAAACTCGCCATTCACCAGGGAACGTAATCTCAATCATGTCTTCCATCGGTCCAGTCCTTCAGGCAGCAGGGCCAAGACATCTTCCTGGGCCTGCCTCAGTTGGGTCGGTATGCCGTTCGGGTTGCTGTGCCGGTGTCCGCTCAGATACTTCATGAGAGCGTCTGCGCCCGAGCTACCACGCCGATAGTCCTTGCTGGCCAGCAGCCGGTCAACCAGGGCGTCACGTTTGATACAGGCAAGCTCCAGGCTGTCGTCGTATTCATCTATAATCGTCACGATGGCGGGTTGACCCACCGAAGGCATCGACCAACCCTCTTGCGCCCTGCCCTTATTTTCTCACGATGGCACGGGCTCCCAATGCAAACCCATGCAGGAGAGGGTTTGGGACCATCGATTTAAAGTACCTGCTCCCTTTTTTGTCTAGCCCGTTCTTTTCTTTCAGCCGCAGCGTTCTTCTTGGCGTTAGCAATCTGCTCGGGTGAAGCCCAGAGTGGACTCAGCGAGTGGTTGGTAAAGTCCTTTGTCCAATGACAATTCTGGCACTCGCCGGAACTGGTCGGTCCGTCAGCAGGTGCGATCACGAATATGTGCGGCCCCGACTCACCAGGTTTGCAGTCAGTCATCATGGTTCAATCCTCAGTTGAAGTTGGCGGCGAGCAAGCTGGCCTACGTCGTCTGTGTTAATCATCCCTTTCTTGATGATGGACACCGGCATACTCACCTGGGAAGCCGCCGCATCGTTGAGAGCCTGTGCCAGGTGACCTTCTTCGCGGGGATTCAATTCCGGGTAGCCGTCCAGCGGGTAGAGCAGGTGAGTCAGGAACTTCCCAGACTTCTTGACAATCTTCCCCGTCACCTTGAACCGCACCAAGTACGTCACGGGCAGGCTGTCGGAGATGATGATTGACACGCCTTGCCGCTCGTTGATGGTTATCACCACCGACAGGAATATCACGTCTGGGCTTGTTTGGTATGTGGTCATGGCTTGACCTCCACGCTAGCCAGCAAAGCAGCGCAGGCAGCTAGTTCCGGGGTGTCCCCGAAGAAAGGATTGGTTGGGTCAGTTCGATGCGTGGCAACAAACGTGGGAGCCGCAAAGTTGGTATCGTCATACCACAAACAGATACCTAGCCTTAGCACCTTGTCGGTGGTTACGTCAGGTATGCGACCCGAGCCGTCGCACTTACACGTTTTAGGATGCGGCATTGAAATACCCCCCTGAATGTTGTCTTATACGCTGACACTCTTTACACGCCCTCTTGCCGCGAGGGTCGATGTATGTATTTTCAGCATTAAAATTATGGCCATGAATACACTGCGTTTTCCGTGCATTAATAGCGGTGGGGCTGATGCCTCGAAGAATATTTGTTGTTCCAGTAACAACCTCGAGGTGCTCAGGATTCACACAAAGCCGTACCCTACAAAGATGGTCCAGTTCCAAGCCGGTGGGTATGGGTCCACGTAAAGATTCCCAAGCTACACGGTGTACAACGCGTCGCCGTCCATTTGTCCGGATTAACCCATAGCCTTTACCGTTGGTGCCGCCCCTCCAGAACCAACACGTTTGCGTTTTCTCAACTTTATTCCAAGGGAAGTTCATTATCTTCTCCATCACAAGGAAGCGACAACGGGGGCCAGCGCAGTCCGATGCCTTGGCAAGCAGAGCAGGAACCGCTCAGAGCCTCAACCATGACATCCCAGAATTCACAACAAACGGGGCACGGCATCTCAGCCACTTGGTGTTCTAGCTCTGTAGTCATGGTTGCTCCTCCTCAGATTGATTGATCTTGGCGATGGCGAAATCCCAATTGCCCATCATCTGCTTATGTCTGAACGGAGGGGCCTCATCTACATCCATCTCGTATTGTTTGAGTGCAACCTGTAATTTTCCTCCAGCTTCCACCAATTCCGCCAACTGCGCTCGGACAGCGTCACGTTGCTGCTCGAACAACATCATCCGGCGCATAGTTTCATCAGCCCAAGTTTTAGATACGTATGCTTGCTGCTCCAACTTTGCCACCTCAGTCTCCCGGATGCGCCGAATAGCTTTGGCGGCAACGTAGGTATATCGAGTAACCTCACTCCCATCCCCGTTGTAGCCTTGGAGCCAGTCAACTTCGCCAATGGTTTCATCCACGGGGTATCCCTCGTCTGGCACGTTAGATTCGGTCATGGTTGCACCTCTGCTGGATAGAATCGTCACCTAACGCCGTTTAAGGCGTGTCAACCGGGGCATCCGTCTCAGTGGTCCTGTACTTGGCCGGAAGCACCAGTGTCTCCCCTGTAGGCGCTGTGTAGGACGGCTCAAGGATGCGGGTTATTGTATCCATGTCTGAAGGCCGGAACAAATAGACCTCGGCTGGGCCTCTCGCTAGTGTTTGGAGCCATGCAACCTGCTCTGGCCGTATCGAGCCTTTTTGACTTTTAAGTTCGATCGCAAGAAGCCGTCCGTTCTCGTGTGCCATCACCCAATCAGGGAAGCCAGGCCCGACTCGCTTGGAATAGCTAGGCCGGTGGCAGTTGGGGCAAGCTCCCGTGTCAACCTGATGATACATAGACCAAGACCAGACCTGCCCGAGTTCATGGAGAAACTGTCCGAGTTCCTTCTCGCTGATCTGGTTGTTAAGACTGGTCATTGAGATCCATCCCCTCCCGTTCGGCAGCGGCCATCTCTTCGTCGGTCATGCAAAACACGAACACGATGCTGGCCTTGATGCCCAGGTTATACAGAGCGTCCTTGATTTCCTCACAGTCCGCCATCGTCCATGTCTCGACATCGTGGATATCCACTGGGCCTAGCAACGCTTCCAGCTTTTGGCATTGGGCGACTATCTCACTAGCTTGAATCATCAACTCCCCTTTTTCTGCTGGTAGTCTTCTGCCCCTAGCGTGTCAACCTGCTTGGCCCGAGTGAAAGCATTCCCAACCTGTTTAAAGCTCATAGCTGGCCGCTACAATCCTCTTTTCGATGCTGTTCCAATATCTTAGCCAAAGCGTCCGGAGTCCTGGCTCTGAGAGTCTTACCCAGGCCGCAATCAGCAAATACTGCAACCCGTTTCTTCCGTTCGGCCCAATCAACAATGGCTGATTGGAAGTCATATAACTCAGTGATCATCTCTTCCCGTATCCTTTGAAGCCCTGTCATTAGTCATTTCCAAGACTTTCGAGTGCGATAGCTGGGCGCCGTGTTATAAACCACCTGGACTGTCCCACTGTGCTCATCAAAGAGCCGGTCGGCCAACCTGCGATGCCAAACTGCTTCAATGGATGCCAACGTCCCATTTGTGGTCACGATGTAAGGCAGGCGTTTTCGGTATCTCAAGTCCACAATCCTTTCGATCTGCTCTATCGCCCAAGGTGTTGGCCGGCCGTCGTGTTTCAAGTCGTCTAGAATCAACAGATCCGTGCCGGACCACCATTCCCATAACCGGGCATATTGCAAGTCGTTTTCTGGATCGAAGCTGGATCGAAGCTGGTCTAGGAAATCTGGGATGAAGACATAGGCCGGTGACTTTCCGTGCTGGATGGCCCTGTTCGCTACAGCTTCCACGATGTGACTCTTGCCGTTGCCGTTCTGCCCAACGATGGTCATTCCAGGAATCAGGTCCACTGAGTCCAACGAGTCTGCAAAGTCCTGGGCTACAGCAACCATTTGCTCCGTCCCAGGGATCACTTCAAAATCATCAAATGTCTTGCCTTGCCCCAGAGGAGCCCGAGGGTTGCACTCTGGGCAGGGATGTTCGGACGCATTGGACACATAACCAGATTGCCCGGACTCCGTTGGACTTGCAATCAGGCCGGTAGACAGAAATCCTCTGCCCTTGCAACGGCGGCATCGTTCAACTTGGTTGGTCGTTGCGTTCTGCCTGCTCTCTAGCTGCCTTGGCGATAGCTCCTTCGCCACCACTCGCCGGAGAATGGTTCCCAGGTCTTCCATTGTTGCCTCCGTTGTTCTTGCGTGCCCGGTTGAGCCAATTTCTTAAAAAGAGGTTCATGTCCGAATATTTTTTAGCGGAATCATGTGCCATTGCAAGGTCGATCTGGAAGGACGCGTCCGGCAAGTCTTTGTAGACTTCCAGCAGTTCGGATTTTAGTTCCTCAGAATATGGAATTCGTTTGGGTTTAGCCGGTCGCGGCTTTTCTAAAGTAATCTTTGAAGCAATCTCTGTAGTAGTCTTTGCTAATGAACAATGTCCCTTTTGGGCATTATCGATAGTCCCTATTTGGGACTCTCCATTGTCCCTTTTGGGTACTATCGATAATCCTTCAATCGCCTGATAGTCCAACCGATACCATTTCGTCCGGTCGTAGGATGAATTATTGAAGTTCCCCGAAACAATCAACCCTTGCGCCTCCAGTTTACGAAATATCTTCCCAATAGTTTTTGTGCTTAGGAAAGGGAAGTTGCTATGCCACATTTTGTAGGTGTTGTAAATCCACTTGTCCCCTTCGTATTCACGCCCACTCTGCTCGTCAGTCAGCCAATAATGTAGTTGTTGCAGAATGATTGATTCTTCCAGCCCGACCGCGACGGCCAAGGCAGGTCTGACCAATAACGGAGCCTCATCGAAAAATAATCTATCAAAATTACTCATCATCGGGCTCTCGTTTGCCCATCACATAGACCGGCCTGCGTCGCACGTACGTAACCGACGTGGTGTCTTCGGGATTGCTTTTGATTAGCCGTGATCCCGGGTGGATGGCCAGAATCTCATAGCCTTCCGTCATGAGTTCGTTGACCTTTTTGTATCCGACTTCTTGCACTTCAATGATGCCGTGGAAGGGACTGTCTGCGTTAGGCATAAAAAGAGCCGCCTTGTTTACCGATTGGCCATCTTGCACAATAGCCGACCGGTGCAAGGCGGCGATTCAAGGGCATTCTACTTTCAGGGTTCTAGGCTGTCAACTCAGTCCCTCTCCCGGCTCGGTGGCACCTGACGCCGACCCCTGGCCTGCCGCGTCCACACCGTCCCCTGTCCACCGAGCCGAGGCAGAGGCTAAACTCTGCCGTTGGTTGCTAACGTCTTTCTTTTGATGCGTTATGAATCTTGTGTTGAAGGTTGAGGAAATGCCATATATGGCTGTTGCTCCATGTCGTGGTTGCGCCGTTAGCTGTTTCGATATCCTTCAACACATCCTTGAGGACTTCATATTCAGCTTCAGATAGTTTGATTGTTCGCATCAGGCCGCCTATTCTTCTCCGACGATGTCCAAGATGATGTGCCCCGCTGGTATCCCGAGTGGCCGCTTTGGGTCGGGCATGGTCACTATTGCTTGCATCGGCTCCTGGCCTTGAGCCCTCAGCAGGTAGAGTTCTTTGCTCAACTTGGTGTTCGTCTCCTGAAGTTCCTGGATCCATTGCAGCAGGCCGGGGATGGTTTTAACCAAGTTGTACCCCAATCCCTCGTTGGCTTCTTGCAAAGACTTGGTGTCCCCAATCCGCCGGACAGCCTTGACGTACTGGTCCCACTGGCGTCCAGCGAAGTCGCTGTTGCCGCGCAGATCTGCGATTATGGTGGTCATTTAAATCCCTGCCTCGTCGCCGACCAACTCAGGCTCTTGCTCGTCGTAGTCGGGCATCGGGATGGACTCTTCCTGGGGCTCGGGCTGGGCCTCAACCTCGCCGGTGGCATCATCAACCCGCATCGTATCGAACGCCTCGATGCACTCCAGGTGGGCCAACTTGCTCCACGTCTTGCCGTCGTACCTTTCCTTCAGCCAAGCGTCCACGTCTTTTTTGTTAGGCTCTCCGAATTTAGCCGCCCATGCTGACATGAACAACGGGGCGTAGACCTTGCTGATGTTGCACCACGGGCCACTCTGACCAACAGGATGCGCCGCCCTTGGGGCTCCGGTGTACTTGTCAGCCTCGACGCGCCATTCGACGCCGTGCTCCGGGCAGTCGCCGAAGTCCGGCATGGGCTCTGATTCTGGTTGGTCCTGTGGGATCTCACGGTAGGTTCCCTCGATGATACCAACCCCCTCGCCCTCACTTAGGATGGGCGTCTCAAGATTCAACCCTTGGGGCTTGCCGATGGCACCGAACACCATCTCCCGTAGCCGGGACTCGGCACGCTTCTGAGCCATCTCAAGTTTGCGGACCTCGATAGGTAGAAACTCCTGGCCCTTGGCTGTAGCCGGTTTCTCGGATGCTAGCACGCGGCCCATCGCTTCGGTTACTAGGCCGTCCGGTTCAGTGCCCACTGCGATCTGGATCAGGTCTCCGGCTTTCATTGCCCCAGCAGTCATCCAGAATTGAAGCTCATCTTCCCGAGGCATCCGAAACGTAATGCCCATCCGGTGCCCTTCCCGCTTGTCATGCCGACGCCGTCCCTTGATGGTGATGAACGGTTTCCCCTGGAACGGCATAATCTCGCCCATGATGATGTCCATCTGGTAGTGGTACGCAACGTGGGCAAGAGCCGCCATCTGGGATTCGTTCATGTCCTTGGAGTCGGGCCATGTCGCCAGCGAGTTTTGCCGCTTCACCACAGCTAGGGCCGATGCCTCGCTTTCAATCAGGACAATGTCCGCGCCGGTCGTTGGTCTCTGGGTCATTACATCTACCTCAATCTTTAGCCCATCTGGGCCGGATAGTGTTTTGGTTCTGCCATTGTTCTTTTCTACGTAGGTCTCGTGAGTGGAGTTGTTGACGCACTTGAGCGCATAGATTTGAAAATTGTAACCATGAGCATCTTTGGCCGTTTCCATCCACGGCATCGCCAGCCCAGCACCACACTCGCCGCACATATACCGGTTGGCCTTGATGCCGGGCGGGGCTGGGTAAATCATGGTTTGCCTTCGGCCTTGGCGATGGCATCCTTCAATTCTGGTTCAGAAGTCCATTCTATCCATGTCCACATAGGAGGGTTGTGGTAATGGAATGTTGGCAAGCGTTCCACCGCCTGTGCCAGATTGCTTTTTATCTCTTCCCATCCATCTTTGGCGTTCGCTTGTCCGTTGTCAGTCAGCCAATTCGTACTAACTTCGACGGCGATGGTGGCGTAGCGAATGTAGGTCTGTTCCTCACCGTCGTTCATGCAGGTGTCGCAGGGGCCGGGGTCGTGGTTGTGTACGGTCATGGGGTGTTGCTCCTTGCGTATGCGGCTTCTAGCAGGTGCCGGTCGTAGGCTTGGCGGATGTCTTCTGGCGTTAAATGGTGGTCGGGGTTTTGATCAACGGTCCACATGGAACAGAGCCCAGCGTGCCATTGGGAGAAGCTGATGGTTTTTTTGCAGCGTGTGCAAATCATCACTCCACCCGCAAGACATAGAGGAACCCGTCTCGGCAAGTGGCTGAGATTGATTGTCCTTTACGTTTGGCTGCGTGATTTATGATCGATCTTCCAGAGCATTGCTCGCTTTTACTGTGGCTCCAACGGCATGTGATTTTTAATCCCTCTCCCATCGCAAGAGCTTCCACTGCTTTGGTTTCCGGACTACGTCGGGTATTGCTTAGCTTCAACCCATCGAACTCTTCCTTGGTAATCTTCTCGATAGCCATTTTATTTATCTCCATGTGGCGGCGGGTAGACCGCGTCCACCTTGGTGCTTAGTTCTTCCCGAAGGGCTACGATGTCATCCACCTCGTAATCCCGCAAGTCCCCGTAGACCTCCAGGGTCGTATCGCTTGTACGGATTCCTTTCACGCTGTCGGAGACGTTGATGCGGACGCGGATGGTTGGAGCTGGACGCTGCTCTTGCCATTGCGCCTTCAACACTTGGGCACTATGGGCGGCGTCAAGATAAAACAACTGGGCTGCTAAGTCTGCCGGCAGAATATCCAGAGTTGTTTTACTGATGTGCTTGGCTAGTTCCTCTAGGTCCATTCCGCTGATATCGATGTATTGGCCTTCCATCTTCTGTCCTCCGTCGTTTTAGTCCGCCTTGAATAGGTCGTCTAAGAGTTCCTGCTGGGTCCGCTGTGCTGGCACTGGCGCGGGCGTCTCGGGTTGGGAGCCGCAATGATTGCCTTTGTCCCACAGCCCCACTCCCATGGGTCTCACGGCTCTCCTGGCACCGCAAGCCCAACATCGTTGGAAGTTGCCACGCCAATCCTTCATGGTCTCACCGGGCTGGTGTTCGTCCATCCAGTCGTTGTTTGCCATCTGTGAGTTCTCCAACATCAAGTATGCCTGGCCTAGTTCCATCACATCGCCGTTGCCGCTTGAATCTCAGAATCGAGAGGTGGTCGGCCCAGTAGCTCAGTCAGCAGGACCTCGATGATGCGCTTTTCCTGGTCAATCCAGTTGAATTGGTCAAGGTCATGCGTTTGTTTAGCCTCGCCGATTTTCAGATTCAAAGCTGCCAACTCGTGCAGCAGGGCACATGCGACCTCGCTCGACATTCTTTCTGTGGTCATAGCAGGGCCTCCAGTTTGAAGATGACCCAGGAGCCCGCGACGGCGCCCAGGATGAATAGTTTGAGTGTCATCGGCGGTTGTCCCAAGAGCCCGTGTGATAGGGCTGCTTGGCTTCCGCTAGCAGCTTGCGCAGGTGGGCAAAGCTGGTTGCTTGGTTCAGGATCGCTACGAATTGCTTGACCTTCATGGTTGGCCTCCTACGTGTACTGGAAATCAGAGGGCAGTTTGGATTGGGCTAGTTCGAGAGCCGTGTGGGTCTCCTCAACGGCAAACACAAGTTCTTCGAGACGTTGATATTTGTCGGTCTGGGAGAACTTCTCTTCCATGTTGCTTCGGATTTCCTCCAATGCCTGATAGAGACCGGACACCAACTCGGTTGCCTCTGAGATTAAGTCCTCTGCTTTGCTTGCCGCCTCTGTCCGGCGTTCTGTGATTGTCTGCCTTGCCATGGTTGTCCTCCGTTTATTTGCTGGCCGGGCTTGGAATTAATTAAGAATCTAATCCGTTAAAGCTGGTGAACCCGAAGGCCCGCTGCAACCGTTTCATCTGTTTGCATAATTCTGCTTGATATGCATCAGTCATCAACTCAGGGTCTTCGCTTTCTAAGGTGGCTACAAACCAATTATGGGCGTACCCTGTAATGTCGGACTGGACCCGCTCTTTTAATTGTGTCTTTGTCTCGGTAGTCATCTCATTCCCTCTCTGTATTTGGTTGCCTGATATGCCTACTATAGTCATGGTGCCTATTCCATGCAAACTTCCCTAGGCACGAATCAGGCCAATTTATTTGGATCTGTCTGAAAACCCTTGATTTTGGGCTATTTTGGGCCAGAGCACGTTACCTCTTTGAACATGCTGCTTATTCTTGTTGACTAATTCCGTGGCTAGATGTACCATTTGGCTTGGAGATTACTGGTGGCGGAAGATAGACGCTAGTATGGCGACGAGGTAGATACGACCCTGAGATAGACCCTGTCCTTTTGGAGCATGGTGATGGCATACGGGCAACGTCGTAAAGCTACCATCCCTAGGTGCGAGCCCTAGGGTCAGTAAACTTCAAAGGAATGTATGACAATAAAAGAGAAGTCGCTGATTGAATTGCTGGAAGAGGCGCATCAGACAATGACTGATAGAGCGGTGGGGGTGGTGTTCGACGTGACCGGCCATACTATCTATCGTTGGCGTCACGGCCGCACCGCGATCCCGAGGGCCAAGACTGTTAGACTGGTGCTGGAGCACATCTTGAGCCGCCCCAAGAACTAATCAGCAGCACAGAGAGAGAGGTACGCCATGGCAGATAACGAGCGCGAGTTTGAAGTAGGCATGGATGAGGCTTGGAAGGCCAATATCAAGCGGACCTATGACGAGTACCAGGACTTGTCGTTGGCGCACGCCCGTAACTTGAACCAGGTGGCTCTACAAGCTTTACAGAACGCCACCGAGACGGCCAACATGGTCGGCAAGCAAGCGATTCGACACGCAGACCACGACCCGGATCAGCCTTGGTTTCGCGACTTGGTGAAGTCTCTGGCCTTGGAGATTGCCCACAGCCATCCCAAATAGACAACCCTGGCGCTGTGTGAGAGCCCCAAATAGAAAGGCCCCGAGTTGGTAGCCCTCGGGGCTTTTTCTATGCTTGCACCTAATCGTTCTTCTACGTTGTTTAAGGCGGGATTGGCATTCCGTACACGCTCAAGGCCAACCACGCCACCGCCGCGATAGCGATCAGCAACAGCACGCCGCCGACCACGATGGTAATGATTTCCTTGAGCATCTGGCGCATCAGCTCACCTGGTCCCAGAGGGCCAGCAAGGTCAGGAGAACGGCAACGGTGGCACCACTGACCGCCACGGTACTCATTGCTGCCTTGGCCCGGTCCAACGCCGTTAATGGCCGTCCTGTGGACGCACATAGCTTGTGGATAAGTTTCTGGACGCTGTCATTATTCCGAGCCAGGACGATGACGACCTTGTCTCCCGGCTCCAACGACCCTTCAGCCATCCGCGCATATGCCTGCTCGACTATCTCGTTGGCCAGTCGCTCGTTGTCAGTCATCAGCCTCCCTGAGCCATTAGACGCTGTAAATCCTTATCTCGCCGTCTTGACCGTTGCCCCCTGCTCCTCCAGTAGTAGTTCCGCCACCGCCACCGCCTCCCGCGCCAGCGGGAGTTCCCCCAGCCCCACCAGCTCCGCCTGTACCAGAGTCCTGACCCCCACCACCTCCACCTCCAGCCCCACCATTGTTTCCACTTCCATCCGCGCCCACACCTCCGGCACCGCCGTTGACAGCCCCTGCGGACCCACCACCACCCGTCGAGAAACCAGGAACAGTTCCACCGGCAGCACCAGCATATTCAGTATTCCCGGTGTCTATCCCACCACCTCCACCGCCACCACCACCGCCTAAACCTGACGACCCCCCGGCTGACCCTGCTGCTCCAGCGGAAACCATCCCTGATCCACCGCCTCCACCACCAACAGCACCGTTTCCCCCTGCCGATAAGCCTGAGGCATCACCACCAGAAGCACCACCACCGAAGCCTTGGCTATCACCTCCAGGTTTTATACCACCACCAGGACCACCACCATTGACTCCATTTGTCGAGTCAAGCGTCCCTGCTTGACCAGTTCCACCGCCAGACCCTCCTGTCATATTATTTGTGGCCGCACCACCTCCGCCTCCAAATCCAGTCATTAACGAACCAAAAGTAGAATTTCCTCCTGCTGCCCCCACTGACCCAGCTCCTGCACTACCACCAGACCCCCCCGCACCACCCCCACCTATCGTTATCGTTTCCGTTGCTCCGGCAAGGGACGCATCAAAATATTGGATGTTCTTTACTCCACCGCCACCACCACCGCCGCTCGATCTGGCGGTGGCGGCTGAGCCACCTTCGCCGCCGCCACCGCCACCGCCACCGCCCCATGCTTCGACTATTATCCAAGTAGCCCCAGTCGGTTTAGTCCATGTTCCAGAAGCGGTAAATGCTTGAAACGCACTCACGCCAGTTTCCAATGCGGCGATAGCCTGAGCTACCCGAAGACTCGACCACAGGCTAAACCGGGTGTTAGTCCCGGCCTCAGCTTCCGCCTGAGTTACCGGCGTCTTAATCTCCGCAACACCCGCACTCGCTCCGCCCACAGCATCATTGGTCGTCAAGGCCGAGATGTCCACTTCCCACGCGCCAAGCTCCTGCAAAAGGACATCCCCGGAGAATGCGGCCAATCTTTTTCCAGTGTTAGCCGCAGTCGCCACCCACATATCCCCATCGGTTGTGAAAGTAGCCAGAGACCCAGCCAAGTCGTTATTGACCGATTCGTTCCAATCCGACGCGGTAATGACATATCCAGTGACTTGGGTACTTCTTGTAACGTAGGCGATTAGGTGGCCCCCCTAGCAGTAGCCAGCAATACCTCAGTCTCACCTTGAAGTTGAGCAAGCGACTCAGGTTTGCCGTTAGGCTCACCGCTCGCTGCCTTCCCTCCAACTGGGTCCCAATTGGCAAATTTCATTACCCCTCCACGCATCTGTGGGCGACGCATTAACTCTGTTTCAATCTCCGGCTTGTTCTTTGGGAAGATAACTTGAAACCACCCAGCACCACAGTCCGGGCACATGCTCAACGGCTCCAAAGAGGTCACGGCAACCGCTCCAGAGCAGGAGGTACATCGTGCGATCCAGAGCCCTCGATATAGTTCGGCATGAATATTGCCTTCTAACTTATCGTGTGGTGGAATAGTTGTTCCTTGTCGAGTAGCCGCTGCAATAACATATTCAACCATGGAAACGCCGGGCATCGAATCATGTTGTTCGTGAATTTGTCCCTTCGGCATTGTGGTCATTAATACGCCTAATACGCGAGTCGGGTGTCAGTTCCCAATGCAGATGTTCCCAACGTCCACGCTTGTTGAGAACTAGCTGCCGCGATGGCCCAAGTAGTTCTAATCAGCTTGGTCTTAGGGTCCATAGTATATCGTTGTGACTCGATGAAAAAGTCCTCGTTAATTCCAAGTCCAGCATCGTTGGTGCCAACGAACGTTATCCTATCACTGATATCCCGAGCCAAAACCTGTTCCATCTCTGCTTGCGACCGGTTCCCTATCGCCGTCATCTCCAACAATGGTTGCCCCACCGAGAATACGTTGGCGTGCCAGTTGCACCAGTCGAACCCCTCTGCGATGTCCGGCAGATATTCAGGAGGATTGGGGAAGGTCCGTGGATGCGTTGCACTTTTTTCCACTGTAACCCGAGCCGGGTCATCCTTGGTGATAGGAGTCCCTCTCGCCTGGAGCAACGTTAAGTAGATAATGTCCGTCGCATGATTGTTGATGATGGCCAACTTCATCGAGTTCCCAAACTTGGTCACGGTGAAACCAAGAGATGCGCTCCGGTCCGTGCCGCTTCCGTCAGCAGCGGTGTTCGCCTCATAGTCGGTATTCTCTACCGGCGTGGTCCAAGCATCAACCGCTAGTGCGTCCGTGGCGGAGCCTGGGTTTGGATACTCCGCCCAGAACGTCAGCGTCTCGCCAGGTTGTATCGCCGGAGAACTTGTACCGCTGGCCGACAGCGTCCACAGAGTAGCAAGAGCCCCCGGGGTGTATGTCTGAATCGGAACTGTGAAGTTATGGAACAATTGTTGCCGACTGTTCAACCGGCGCAACGGTGGAGAATATGCCAACGCTCCACCGCTAGCATCGGTGAACGTCGCCTGGCTCACGATGTGCGGGGAGTTCTGCCGATGGCGACGGTCCTCAAAGAATATCCGCCCATCCTTCGATTCCCCGATAAACCCGGTCTCAGTTATCTCCACACGTCTTAACGCCGTTATCGTTCGGACTTCGTTCTCCAACCAGAACCGTGTCATGGTTGTTTGTCCAGCATCTACGGTACGGTCATTAGCAGCCCAACCTGCTTCGGTCAATATCCGTCCTACCGCTGTACCAGTGAGTTCGCTAGTCGCCATCGACAGCCGGAGCTTTGTCAGGTTCAATGCGCCCAACGGCCCCGTTGCCACCAATCTAGCCGCGTTCAATCCAGAAGTGCTGGGCAACGGCTCGATGGAGTCCAAGAATCCCGCCCACATGGTGTAATTCGGGATACCTGCCGAAGCTGTCACGGTATTGTTGTCGGTCAAATCATTCGAGTTCTCAGAGTCGGCCCGAGTCCCAGACTCTTCTTGTAAGTCATACCACGCTTCGAGACTGGTCTTGAGGGCCGAGCCATCTCCGGTTAACCCAATGTCCGCATACATCACCCCGTCACCGTCATGGTGCAAGAACGTTACTTCGGCAGCAGTTAGAGTTCGTCTCCAAACGCCCAATGCAACCACGCGTCCATCATGGTTAGCCCAGCTACCACCAACACGGAACTCAGCCGTATTATCAAAGATTCCCAAAGAGTATGCCTGGGAGTCCAGTGTGCCATCATCGATGGAAATGCTCATCGTGTTTGCCGTCGCGTCGTGTTCCGCGTAGATGAAATACCATGTCCCCAATGATGGTGCCCCAAATGTTGTTGCCTGTAATGAACTACTGGCTGATCCATCGCCACTCAATCTGACAACAAACGCATCTGCTCCATTACCGTAATAAACCGTATATCCGCGTTGGTTTCCAGCACCTAACCATTTACCAGCCATTGCACGGTCGGCACCCGTGGAATCCAGATAAAAATGGCCAGCCATCGCCCAGTCTTCATCGCCGAAACTCAAGCTCGCGTTGTCCGTGATAGACAGATACTCCGAGTTAGCTCGGACAAACTGTGCCGCCCGCCCGTCCAGCGTTAGCCGCACCTTCTGGCTAGTGTCCGGCTCCAAGTTCCCCGTCAAAGGGCTGGAGGTGTTGTCCGGCGAGTAATCCCCGCTATTGTTGTTGAGGACGGCTACCAACGACCCAGCGTTGCTCTTCCCGACCAACTGGCTGGCAAAGTCCCGCCCTCGCTTCCAACGCAAGCCAAGCAGCCGGGCACTCACGTCCGCCCCGGTCTGAGCCAAGCCCGTGGAACCATCCCAGTCAACGCGCAGTGTGGGGAGAGTATCAGCCATTACCCTTCGTTCTCGATGACATCTTGGAAGCCCCCGCCTTGTTGCGTCTTAACTACGGTTTCCACTATCTTCGTCTCAAGCCGGTCTCCGTCAATCTCAAGAGTGATTTTGTCAATGACGACCGACACTGGCGGATTATTCAAGTTCGGTGCGGCGATACCACCAAGACGGTCGAGAAAGGAGCTGCCAACAGAGACATTTCCCAGCCCTCCACTCGCTATGATTCCCGCAGCTTGGTCGATTATTTGTTGGTCTGTCGGTCCAGTAGATACACCTGCCCCGATGTTGGCACCTATCCTCTGCGCCAATCCCACCTGCGCTTGTGCGGACAACGCCCCTTGATTAGCGATGGATGCTTGGCGAAACGTGTTACCTCGTGTCAATTCAGCAATCAACTGATCCGTGCTGGAACGAAATATCTGTGCCCGTGCGTCCGCCGCTCGTTGCTCGGCAGCTATGATTGCATCTGCTTCTCTTGTAGCGATAGCCTTGCGGTCTTCTGAGCGTTGGCTAAGTTCATCCAATAACTTCTGCCCAATCTCGATACGGGCTCGCCGGTTCAAATCAGCGATTGCTTGTGTCTGCTCATCCCATGTTCGCTCACTCGCTATGCGATTAGAAACTGCTGCTGCGGTTATCTCTGCAACCTCGTTGGCCGCGTTTATCTGCTGCGTGGCTAATCTCTCCGCAGCATCCCCAGCCACGTCCATCCCCTGGGTCATGAACTGAGTCGCATCAGTTGTCAGACTGATGCGACCAAGCACGTTCTGCAACGAGTCCGCAGCTTCATTCATTCCATTGCCAAACGGATTGCCACCGAAGGGATTGAGAGCGTCCAGAAGTTTGTTCGTCCCAGCAATAAAATCCCCAACCTTTCTCATCACCACATTGATTGCGTCAATGATTTTATTTACGACCGTCTCCGTAACCTTCTTCATGCCCTCCCAAATAGACTTCCAGTTCTTGGCGATCAGGAATATCGCTGGCAGAAGTCCTCCCGTGAGCACTCCCATAACAGCCAAAATAGTTATCTGAATCTTCTTAGACATCGACTCCCACTTAACGAATACGACAATCAACGCAGCTACAGCAGCCGCGATGGCCAACGGGATAATAGTCAGCGGAAGCGAAGCCGCCGATACTAGGCCAACTGCCGCAGCAATCCCCGGCAACATAATCAGCAACGGACCAAGGACTAGCAACAGCCCACCGACTGCCGCCGCGCCTATGACCAAGATGCTTGTGAGTTTTTCATTCTCCGAGGCCCAAGTGCTAATCTTCTCTACGATTGGACCAACCTTCTCGATGATGCTTTGCAAGATCGGAATCAATATCTGCCCCACCGTGATGGCGATATCGACCACCTGATTCTTGGCAATAGTTAATTGCGAAGCAAACGTCTTGAACCGTTCTTCCGCCTCTTTGGTCAACGCTGTGTTCGCCTCGAAGGCGTCGCTAGATAGTTTCATCGAATCGCGGAGCAGCCCACCAGCATTGGACAGCGACAGAAATGACCGAATCAACCGTTGGTCGGTCAGATCCAACTGTCCCAAGACGTTGATGGCGTCATCTCCGGCTTTCCCGAGTCCTTCGACAAAGAGCGTAAACGCTTTACCAGCATCGTCACGGAACGCTTTAGCGAACTGAACCGCACTCAAGCCAGCGGTTTTAGCGAACACCTCCAATTCCGCGCCGCTCTCGACGACCGCTTGGTTCATCCCCAGCAACACTTTCTGTACCGCTGTCCCGCCTGCCTCAGCCTGGACGCCCACTGACGTCATGGCACCACCGATGGCCAGCATATCGGTCTCCGTCAGTCCAGCAATCTTTCCGGCTCCAGCGATCCGAAGAGTAAAGGTGACAATCTCCGCTTCGGTAGTGGCTAAGTTGTTGCCCAACTCAACGATAGTTGAACCCATCCGATCGAACTCTTTCTGAGAAAGCCCAGTGATGTTTGCTATCCGAGCTAACTGAGTCGCTGCCTGTTGACCGGTCAAATTCGTTGTGACTCCCAATTTAGCGATGGTCTCAGTGAACGCTATGATGTTCTCCCGCTTGATGCCCAACTGTCCCGCCGCTTCGCCAATTCGGTTCAATTCATTAACGTTTACAGGTATCTCTTTAGCTAGATTCCTAAACCCTGAGGCCAACTCCGCGAACTGAGCCTCGGTTGCATCTACGGTCTTCCGGACCCCCGCGAAACTCGACTCAAAATCAACCGCGGCTTTAACCGACAAAGCCGCAGAACCAACCAGCAACGCTCCCATGGCCGTCGCTGCCTGTCCGGTGGCACGCAACGCAGCTTGGTTCTTCTTCAACGCCCCAGACAGTTTGTCACGGGCAATCAAAAGAACGGAAAGTGTCGCTACATCAGCCAAAAAGAACCTCCATCAATCGTTCAATGCGGACATTGCTTCCATCCAAAGTTTAGTCTGTTCTTCGCTCATGCCAGCCGCATCCTGATTATGCTGAGATCGGGCTGCTTCCATCATCCGGACATCCAGTATCTTCCGTACCAACGCCATGTCCTGTTTAACCGCCACGTCTGGAGTGCAACCGAACGCCTCGCACACCACGCTGATAATGCCTTCCACTGGTTGAGGCCCTGCGCCGAGGATGAACTCAGCGAGAGCCTTTAACCGTTTTTTCGGTCAACGCTAGTTTCTTTCCCGTCCACCGCACCCATCAGCCACATCAGCTCGTCGTTGGTCAACCGCTCCAAGGCTTCTGGGTCGTTGTGCGGCTGCGGCAGTGGCTCACCACCGTTGTCTGTCCAGTTCCAAGCAACGATTCGCTGGCTCAACTCGTGGCACAATTTCCTCAATGCCCCGGATCCTTCTGCAACCATGTTCTTCATGTCGATCAAGGCCATGGTCTCAGATAGGTTCTGGGTTGAGAATATCTCAATCCACTCACCCTCATGGACGTAGTAGGGAGTCCCGTCCTCGGTAATCTCCCCGTCCTCGATAACCCGCCCCACGTAGATGGCGCAATCGTCAGACGCCACCTGGGTTGGCGGTATCTTCCACTTAGTCTTTGGCTCCATCAGTTCCTCGATCTGTTTGACCATTAATTTGTTCTCCTTGCTCTCGCCCCTCGTTCTCTCATCGCGTCTGGATCAGCATGAAGCCGTGCGTGTTCGGCCCGCGTTACCATCTCGAAGTTTTCCAGTCTGTCGTCAAACGGGTCTTCGTTAATGTGATGAATCAGCATCCCTTTCGGAATCGGCCCGTTCGCATCCGCCCACATCAACCGCGCTCGGTAACGCCACTTCCCGTCGTCGCATTTAACTATGATATGACCGTTCCCGACGCCTTCCGAACCAACTGGCCTCCAGTTATGAGGTTGTAGCCCGGCAGTTGTAAATGCTGGACTCTGGGCATGTACTTTATGCCATTCGCTATTCTTGCGCCGTCTTTCCTCGGTGTGAGGCTGCTGCCGAAGACTGGCTTGCCGATTCTTTTCAGCTGACTCTGGCGTTCCTTTAAACCCAGTACATTCGTAACACCGCTTAATGTTGTACGTTCGTTCTTGCCCACACTGAGGGCACATAAAAGTGACCATAATTGCCACCTCCCATGCCCTCTATTATAACACATCATGCCCGCGTGGGGGCTAGGCACGTGTTGGAGCGGCGCCATCCGCTGCCGCAGAACCACCGTTATGGCGCATGCTGGCCGCGTAAGTGACCGGCCCGTTCACACCTGAAGTGATGGAGTAACTGGTCGGGAACGCATACCCGTTGTATCCAAGCGTGGTCCCGCCGCCAGGCTCGAAGTCCCAGGTCACAGCCGCACCGCCAAGAGCCGCGAAAATAGTCGCGTCACCCTGCGAAGCCGCTCCGTCCCAAGAACCACCGATGTCCAATGTTGCAGTCGGCTTCCCCGCCAAGAAGTTCTGCCAAGCGTCGGCGAATGCTGTGATGTCGGCTTCCGGTACTTCAAAGTTGAGCGTGATTGTATTCAATTCATCTTCCAAAGCCACTGAATTAAATACTAGATCGGAATCTTTTCCGTGGATTCTTGCCATGATACACAGTCCTTTTTACGCTATTCGTAAGAGCTAAATTAGGCTATATCTTTAAGCTACCGCGCGCACAGTGCTCCCGCTGTGCTGAAGTGAGGCCGCGTAGGTGGCTGCCCCGCCCACCGGCAAAGTGATGCTGTACGACTCAATCAATACCCCCGTCAGCCCAGAGGCCGTGCAGGTGTATTCCGGGTCATCCGATCCAGGTCCGCTGCCGCTCAGGTCGAACACCGTTGTCACCGGACCCGTTCCGAAGGCCGCAAAGATTGTGTCATCTCCACCTCCAGAGACAGCATCCCAACTCCCAGCGATGTCAGTTTTGACATTTTTCTTCCCGGCGAGAAAGTTTCCCCACGCGTCCAGGTATGACGTAATGTCGGCTTCCGGCACCTCAAAGTTAATGACGATGCTATTAAGCTCGCCCTCGATGGCCACCCCGTTGTATGAGTAGTTACTATCTTTTCCGTGGAGTCGCATCGTTTAAAACCTCCTAAGTGGCTCTCATACCCAGTGTCAGCAGTAGGTCGAACGTCCGCGAACCAGCCCCGGTGATCGTCACCACTACCCGCCACCAGGTATCCGTAACTGCTCCGGCTAATTCCTTGAGTTCAAACTGTATCGCACTGGCTTGTGTCAGTGTCGTGAACGTCAACCGAGTCGTCTCGCCGCCCGCTGAACTATTGGCGTCGCTCTCGATGGTCACCACACAGTTATTGTTCCCAGAACCGCCTGGAGCCGATAGCAGCCGCAATATGCCAACTGTGGTCTGTCCCGCAGCAGCAGCCCCTACTTGGTACTTGGTGCCGTTCTCAGTGGCCGCAACCGCCGCTTGCTTATATAGCAGTTGTCCTCGCGATGGTGCTTGGTCTCCGATCCAGTCTACATTCAATCCCACCGCTGCTCCGGTTGTGGAAACCCGAGGCGTGGCCGTGATATTGGTTCGGCCTTCATAGCCCACTGTTCCTTCAGCCGATCCGCCAGGATAAACGCCGACCCGCCGCTGGGTGGTGGTCAAGTTGGTAAACATCGTCCCGTCATAATCCGGGCTGGCCGATGAGAACAACCCCTGGATGTTGAACCGGAAGGTGGCCTTCCCTTCCACATAGGTCATGTCGGTATCCAAGAATGCCGTCACATCCGCCGGCGACTCTGAGAAGTCCAGCACGGCGCTATTGGAAACCCCACTGAAGTCGATGCCATCCACGAGATGCAAACACGATTTGCCCGATATGCGAGACATCTATACCTCCAACCCTTCCAACGACTTCGTATAGGGCTGTATCGACTGGCCCTTCAGCAGTGCCCGGATATCTATCATTTCGTCTCCATCGAAACTAAACACCGACCCCTTAGATATCTTCAGTAAGCCGTCACCCTTCCCCTGCGGTATCCGCAGTGCCTTTAGTGCGATGTACGGTCCCAAGTACGCTCCTTCGTTCATTGCTTGTTAAACCTTACGCGCCCGGTCGATGGCTCTGTGGTGAAAGACCACGTTTCTACATCAGTTGTAGCCCATTGCCGAGCATCATCGCCGTCTTGAGTAATCTCAACGACCGAGACGTCAACGCTGTAATTGACGATGACTCGTTCTCCCTTTTGTACAGCCGTCAATTGTGCGCGAATCCGTTTCAGCACGTCTGCCTGCCCCTTTGGAGACGCCGATTCTTCGTTCATCGTTTCCCCTTGGCGATGGCCTTGTCTATCTCTTCCACGATGAAGTCTCCAAACTTATCCACCGCTGGCCGTTTCTCTTTGTCCCACGCCGGAGCCATCCATGGGCGAGCTCTTGAGCCTGGATGTTCAACCGCACGGCCATAGATGATGCCGTCCTTCCGCCCTACCATCAGTCTGCCTTTAGCCCGGATACTATGGGCCTGAGTCCCTTTTTCTAATAGGTGCCCTATCTTTCCCCACCGGCTCCGACGTTTGGCTCCGATGCGCGCTTGAGCCTTGAAGTTCGTGGCCGACGACTTGGCCACCAAATTCTTGGCATCCTGGGTTCCCCCAATCGCTCGGACATTCTTCCGGGCCTGCTTCAACACCGTCTGTTGCGCGGCCCTCCTAAGTGATGCGCGGAGAATCCCTCGCTGCGTTTTGTCCGTGAGCCCTTTTATCAGCGGCTCGAAACTGCCGTCGATGATTACGTTCTGATTGGTCATCCTGACACGTAACTCTCAATTGGCATCTCTAAGACGTAATACCAACCATCAGCCCGAGACTCCCGGTCCGCTATTTCAATGTCATCGACCGTAGTGACCACTGCCCAATCAACCGTGCTGCCCAATGTCTTGTCGCCATCAATAGCCGCCTGAATGGATTTGGTCCCAGTGGGTGCCAGATAATCATCCAAAGCCTGCCACTGTTCTTCCGGCACTACTCCAGACAATCGAACGGACACAATCCAGTTATACGTCCGATCCCCTGGATTGCTGGCAGACTCGAAGGTTTGATTGCGGGTGAAAGAGACCAACCGTATCGAGGCCGCTGGAGTGACTGTAGTTGCATCGGGTTCATGGTCGTAAACCTGCAACCCGCTGATTGTCAGCAAACGGGTCTCGATGCCGTTTCTGATATTCGTCACTTCGCCAGCCACCTACGTCCTCCACAGCTTGAACGGGTCCAGCTTCATCTTCGTTTCCGCGCTGAATGTTCGTCCGAACGGCGTGATGATTCCTTGCTCGAAGTTCCCCAATTGACGCCGGTATCCCCGCGTTTCCAACAACAACCCAGCCTCCAACAATACCGCCTCTCGAATCGGGTTTGGATATTCGATGATGCTGATGGCTACTCCTGAAGCGTGGCTGGCTCCTGTTGTTCCGTTTATTCCTCGTTGGACCGTCAAATCGTTGGTGGCGATTGCCGTGATATAAAGTTGTTCGCTCTCAATCAACAACATCTGAGCGATGCTAAACAACGTCCCGTCGCTCACGGTCAACGTTACGTCAGTCGAGGTATAAGTCTCATTTACCGTTCCGGTACTATCTACGCTACTCTCCGCGTACCCAAACTTGCCAACCAACTCAAACTGTCGCTGATTCTGTGGGAAGTTGGATTTGCTACCCGTGCTCCGCTGGTCTATCTCTATCTGCCAATATGGCTTCGTGTTTGGCAAGTAAGCTCGCCCAGTCGGTACTGCATCGTATGGGCGCAGTAAATAGTCCGTCGCTGCCCAGGTCGTATCGTAGGTAGCATCTTGGGTCGTGTCTTCTTTCAACGTGGTAACGGCAATCAAGTCCCATGGTAGGGTCATCCGACTATTGCCATTCCCTGAGAAGTAACGAGTGTCAATCTGGCTGTGGATGAACCTTCCCAGATATTCGTCAACCGTTCGACTGACGGACTCTAGAATCTCACGCAATCTAGCGTCATGAGTCGTAACGCCTACGTTCGTCAGCAACGCCCCTTTGAACTCCGCAACGTTCGCGTAGGAGTTCATTCCTGCTCTACGTAGATATGGATGGCGTCCATCAATTCGGGATTGGTGAATATCTTCCGAACGAACATCATGAACCGGACATGCGCCGCCGAGTCCATGTCATCCAACGGTACGTCGGCTCGAATGGCATTCAAGTAACGCTTCAATTCGTCTAGGTCAACCACGCCAGCTAGTTCCATCTTTTACTCGGAGATCAATGCGACTCGCGCCCGTTTCATATCTTTGGCTTTTATAGTTGCCAATTCTTTGTAGAGAGCCACGGTGTTGGAGTGTTCATGTTGAATCAAAGCAGCCTGAGATGTCAGGGTCTGAGACCCAGACGATTTGTACCTAGCCATGATTTACTCCTCTATAGCCGCCTTTAATTCTGCAATCTCCACGTCCTTCTCAGCCAACAGCCGTTGCTGGATGATGTTCACTAAAGGTAATCTCAGTCCCGGATTGGCGGTGACTAAGTTCTCATAGTCCGCCGTTATGGCCGTCATGGGAGGCTCAGGAGTGGTAGGCGAAATCTCCGAGGCTCCATTCTTGGCTGGCTTAGTCTTTGTCTTATTCGACATGGTGAGTTCCTATGTAGGCTTAAAGTTCAGTCGGGCGAGCGTTCTGTGCTTGGTCTGCCGCGAGGCTGTCCTCACCGTAGAGAATCCTCTCCCGTAGATACCGGTAGATGAACACTCCAGCGTCGTCCGCATCTGCCCCTGTTAGGTTCATTTCCCTGTTGAGCATCGTTTGGAGCCGCGTCAAGTGAGCAGCCGTAACGGTCTTGACCTCTGGGTAGCCAGAGACCTTGCCGAAGAACGCGACGATGTCTGCGTTAGTCAGTGCCATTAGTTAGCCTCCATTCAGTGCTTAAGTGTATAAAAAAGACGCAATACATAGCCAACGAAAGGTGCCAACCATTGGAGCCATTTGGGGAAAATGAATACCTTTCTCTCTCCATAGCGCAATGCTGTTTGACCAGGCGATAATCTCCAAACCTCTTGCGATGATGATGCTGGGGCTAGTTCAAATATTAACTTCTCATCGTCCCATTCTTTCTGTTGTTGATTCCACTCGTCTCCCATCCATGGCGGATAGACGCCGTGGTCTTTAGTGTATTGAGCCTCTTCTGCACTCATGTATGGACGCACAGGTTGAGTCATTACTTAGCCTCCAATACTGCTACCCGCTCCCGCAGGTCAGTGTTTTCCTGCTCTAATGCTCTCATACCCAACACCATGTAGCCAAGCGTATTGACCGGGTTTACGACGCTTCCACCGTAGTGCATTGCCCACGGAGCTTCATCAGCCATGACGCCTACGTACTCAGTCTCAAAGTCCCCAGTCCCTCGCTTTCCTTCAGCGTAATTGAACCGATAAACCGGAGTGTTGATGATGGTATCCAAGGCGTCGTGCAGTTGAGGAATAGCCCACTCATCGTGAATTATCTTGTTCTCGCGTTGAGAGGCAGCAGCAGCCCAGATAGGAACTGCGCCCGTTCCTGCTGACTGTAGTTGCTCTCCGGCTGTCCCCTCAGTGGGGGTTGACTCAGCAAAGATGGAACCGCGGAATCGGGTTGACCCGAGCAAATCCAAAGAGTAATCCCGTGTGTGGGTCATATTCGTGCCAGCTATGGGAGCGGCGATTGAGACCGTCGAAACATCCGTTGCCGTGGTAGCTTGGTCTGCGGTGTTGGTGATGGCATTGATAAAGAGCCCTTGCCCATCCAAAGCCGTGATGAGCACGCCCCCGTCCCAGTCCACGTTAACTGCCTGGGTCTGGAACATTCGCCAGGTGCTGCCATTAGCAGAAGTTAAGTCTACCTGGTCTGGTGCGTCAAACAGGGCCGCGACGTAGTTGGCTAGGGCGGTGTTCTCTGTGAGCCGGAGCATCTCGAAGCCACCAGCGATGTGGGAGAGTTGATCGGCGGCTGCGGAGCCTAGGCCGGTATTATCGTCAGCTCTATTTGGGGCAAATGCTGTTTGTGTGGCACTTGCCGCCCTGTTGAATAAAACACCCCCAGTCGCAGCTTCAACGTTAAATCCCGTGGCATTAAATCGAAATACATCTACACCAGCAGATGAATATCTAACTTCACCAGCCGCCGCTCCATAAAATCCATAGGTGCCATCCCCAAAACCAATGGTAGGAGTTGCTGGGTCATTTATAGTAGGGAATAGCATTTGCCGCGCACTGGCGTCCAGCCTCATCCCCTCGATGCTGTTCCCACCCGTGTTGGTGAACCAAACGAAGTCGCCATCAGCCGTGACGTTGGACTCAATCAGAGAGTTGGCTGGAATAGCGTTGGCGTAGACCGGAGTCCCGACTAGGACGCCCGCGTAGGCCGCGCCGGCCGCACGTCCAGCACTATCGTGGACCCGGACTACGTCAGAGTCTGTGCCGAATAGAAGTCGGATGCCGTCGTTGTACGTACGGTCAGAAACGACCTTGCTGCCGCCCGCGTTGTCGTATCGCAGCATCAGACTTTCACCGCGTAAAAGTCCACGCCCTCACCGTCAACCGATGAATCGATGTAAACGGTGTTGATATCAAACGGCTTGTTCAGCGTGATGCTGACACTTACCCCAGGGTCCATCCCCTCGTTGGTCGTGCTTGCAACATCCGATCCACCGATGTATATCTTGCCGGTGTTCGCTACCTTGGCGATAATGGCGACCGACTGAACTCGTTGGGCCGTCGATAGCACAACGGCTGTACCTGCTGTTGTGACCGTCTTCGACCCCGAAATCAATCCTGTAATTTCAGAGTTAGCCATCCTACCTCCAGAGTGGATGGGGCTCTAGGAGGCAAGAACCCCATCCCTTAATTACTAGCTCGGAGTTGCGATTACGATACCACCGCCACCGCCAGCCCCGCCATCGTTGGCATAGGTTCCCGGAGAGAGAATGAAGAAGCTGGCCCCGATGGTCCCAACCAGAGTTGCCTCTGTGACCGCTGCCTCGTTGGGAGTGATGAACCCACCGCCGAGCTGTGCACCGTTAGCACCGTCTACAAGTTGGAAGGTCTCCGAACCTGACAGGATATTCACCCCGTGACAGTTCTTGACCCACAGGTTCTTGCACGCAGTAGTCCGGTTGTGGAATATCGCTGTCTCGAAGTTCCCATAGAACGAACAGTCCTCAACCAGGATGTTCTCCGAATCAATCATGAAGAACACCCCAGTATCGACCCCGCCGTCCGTGCCAGCCGGGTCGGTCGGCTGAAGGAAAGTACAGCCACGGAACGTGAAGTTGTCAACAGTCGTGGCCATGTTGATGAACCCGAGAGCTTCCTTGGCCGAGGACGTTACGAAGTCGCAGTCCTCAAGCAAGAAGTTTCCAGCATTCAGATCCAGGAAGTTGACCAAATCATTTACGTCGGACACCAGCCGGAAGTTGCGAATCACCACGTTGGCTACGCTTACTAGGATGTCCGCCGACGCGTCCGTACCCAACGTGATAGTCGGCTTTGTCGTCCCGTGACCGAGACCGATAATCGAGACTCCCACAACATCTACCGTCCACCGAGCCGAGTTCGTTAGAGTCTCGGTGTGCCCAGGCATCACGAAGATGGTGTCACCCTGGCTCGCCGTACACTGGCCGATAGCGAAGTCAACCGTGGCGAACGGACTATCTGGATGTTGCCCGTTCCCCGCTGTATCCGATCCTCCAGTCATTACGAAGAATACATTCCCCGTATAGACGTGGGTATCTTGGATAACCGGCAGTCCGCCCCGTTGCTGGCTGTAAAACAGCCCGGAACGCTGCCCAACAATCGTTGGAAGTGCCATATCTTTAACCTCTCAGCTTTTCGGGATTCACACCCTTGTTGCTACTTGATGATGGTCAACGGGTCGTTAGCTCTATATCGGGGGTCAGACATCGCAACCGCCGACGCGTTGAAAGCCGACGCTGCGGAGCTGATAACCATCGTCAACCACGGCTGATCCACAGTCAGTTCGTCGCTGTCGATTTCAATCAGCAGGGTTTTGTTTGAATAGGTCGCCGCGGTCAACGTCAGGCTGGACGAGGTCGCCCAGTCGGCATACGTATCCCCAGAGGCCGCAGCTTGCACACCATCGGCGACACGGTAACGGAACGTCTCGGACGTGGTCTCGGTCCCCTCTGACGCGCCGCTGGACATCGTGAGCACAGCGTCCCCCGTCAAGGTCGCAGCAAGAAGGACCACCAAAGTCCTAAACACCCGCCCCATGTGGATTGAGTCTCCCGAAACGCCCGCAGCATGGTCCGCGGGTTTCAGGATGTACGCGATATTATATTGTTCGCTAAGTCTGCTCATGTTGTTAAGCCCTCGTGTTCAGAGTCACAAATGGGGAAGTCGTGCTGCTCCCTTTGAACGGAGTCAACGCCTGTTTCCATGTTGAACCACCGTCCACCCGGTAGGTGGCCCGGAAGGCCATCTCGTCTGTGGTAAACCGCACGTGCAATGACTGGGCCTGTTGTACTCCACCCCGGTCGACCATGGTGTATTGGCTCATGTCCGCCAAGACGATATCGTCCACCGTACCGAGCGTGGAGCAATACTCCAGAGGTACGACTGGCCGCCCCTTGATTCGTTGAACGCCCTCGGGAGTAAAGGTCACGTAGTTGGGCTCAACGCCCGCAGTTCCGATCACCTTTGCCAAGTCATCCAGAGCAGGTTCAACGTCCTGGTTGATGAACCACACTGAGTTAGCCCTTGACCGTGCATCCATCCGCGCCCACATGTTCCTCAAGTTCTCATGGAGAACAGTGTTCGCAGCCTGCCCAGTCTCCTTAGTGATGGAGATGATGGCGTTAGAGTTCGTGAAACCTTCAGGCTTTCCAGCACCGTCACCCTCGAATATGGCATCTTCCACCTTGAACCGCAGTTCCTCCGCGAAAGCCTCAGTGAAGAATGCTGTCATTGCCGAAACGTGGGAGAGCAGTTCCTCGGTTGCGTAACCAAGTGCCGCGACCTTGTGCAATTCCAAGGCCAATTGGGCAAAAGTCGCGTTCGAGGCGGTGGGCGCGATTCCTTCAGCGACCCAGTAACCCTGTACTCCGCCCCACCGGGAACCATCAACCCTGGAGCTTTCATCCACCATCGGCAACTTGATGCCGTTGGCGTCACCGCTGAGAGGCAACATACGAACCCGGCTAATCAGTCCACCGACCTCATTTATCCGACGCATGATATCGGAAGAGAAGTCAGTCTGTACTAGGAACCCACCGTCCGAGTCGATAGCGATGCCAGAACCGAACGGCGCAGCCTGAAATTCGTGTTGATGGAACTCAGCCACCTGGACCAAACGATCCTTCGCCGCAACATCGCCCATCTGCGCCCGGTGGATGGTCTGGAGTTGATCGCCAAAGCTGGCGAACGGTCCGCCGCTGGGAGTGTTCGGCTTGGTACGCCCCAGAACCTCGTGGTTGATGTCCATTCCGCCGCCGGCCATCTTGAATTTATCGGCGGACACGGCACGTTCCCGGTCCCGCTGTTTCTCCATAACTTCGATGGCCACATTCAAAGAGTCAAGCTCAACGTTGATTGCATCGTCTCTCTCTTTCTCTTCATCCGTCAGAGCGCGGTCATCCCGCGCCATGGCGGCGTCGATGGCCGTTCTTGCTTCAGCCGTCAGGTCGGCTCTTGTTTGAATCAACGCCTGATAAGTGGTATCTACGGGCATTTCTAGTCTCCTTGTGGAGGATTCCCGGCACGCAAAAAAGCCGCCGGGCCAACTAGCTTCCAGCTTTTAACTGTTAGCTAACTTGCCTAGCGGCTTCAATAGTTCAACGGAACTAAACTAGACCGCGCATCCCTCGTTTCCGCTACCTACGGGCAACTTCCACAACGGACCCTATGTATTGGGAATCATACTACTGGCCTTTAATGACCTGTCAACTCTTGCAACGCCAACCGCCGATCCCGAAGGTCTGTGTCGTTTACATCTTCCGGTTCCACCGAAGGCTCTACATTAGCGGCATAGACAAGCTCACCATCGGTAGTTTCAATCTGAGTAAAAGTAGTGCCAACAATTTCTTTCGAACTCATAATCAGATTGTCGGAATCGAGAACAACCCCTGTCCCATTGATTGCTTGAACCGGCTTCCTGGATCCAGCAGCCGCCCGGCCTATGGCCACTTCTAGAGTCCCTACCCGGTCCACCATCCCTGACCGCAACGCTTCCGCTGCCCCGACCATGCCGCCTTCACCGAACCCGTTACGAACTTCCGCCAGTGCAACACCGCGTCCTCTGGCAACTGCGCCGACAAACGATGCGTAGTAAGCATCCACACTCTTTTGCAGATCCGCCTTGGCGGCGTCGGACAACGGCTCAATGGGGTTGCCGTCCACCTTTTTCTTCCCGGCACTAATCAGCGTGACCTTCTCCCCAGCCTGTTCCAACGCCGCCGATAAGTCGCTGTGCGCCGTCAACACCCCGATAGACCCCACCTGCCCACCAGGAGTCACCACAATCTCATCTGCCGCCGACGCTATCCAGTATGCCGCCGACGCCGCCATGCTGTTCGCAAAAGCTACGACCGGCTTGGTTCCACGAGCAGCCATAATGGTCTGCACCACTTCCTGTACGCCAAAGACAGACCCTCCCGGCGAGTCGATATCCAGCACGATTCCAGAGATGGCCGGGTCCGCCACCGCAGCTGTAAATTCCTTCCCGAACATCTCCGTGGATGTCCCACCCGACATCGCAGACATCATGTTCATCCGCTGCGAAATAACCCCGTGCAAAGGCAACACCGCCACGGCCCCACTCCGGCTCTGCTGACGTGGAGCAACAGCACCAATACGGGCCTGAATCTCTTCCTCAGTCAACGTATTCCCCGCTGCCCGGAAGGCAATCAAGTCCATGATTATTGCATATTTAGATGCCAGGATCGCCCAAGGCTGGTCATAAACCAGATTAACTACGTGTTCGTATTTCATGTGTTCTCCATCATCAGACTCGCCAAATCTTCCGCCCGCCTGGACTGCTCGAAGTAGGTGCCAACCCCGTTGGTCAGTAGTTCCGCACGGGCATCATCGCAATAGCCGCCCGCCGCCAGCTCACCCAGCTTGCAGACCTCGACCAACTCCGACCGGTAGCCCTCGTAGAACGTCCCGATCCAATCAGCCCATCCCACCGGGTCATCGGCATATTTCTTAGCCGCCTTCTCGACCTGGCCTGTTTCTTTCCTCACCATCCGCGCGGCCGTATCCGCCGCCAACTCCTGCGCCAATGCGTTGGTCGGCGCACCTAACGTGCCTCGCTCTCTGGTGACGGTCGGGTCCAGCGGCTCGTCTAATCCTGGCAACGGGTTTAAGTTCTCTAGCTTCCGTACTTCGTTGCGAGTGTAAACGCCCGTCCGAATCATTATGTTGTAGAACTTGGATCGGGTTTCCGGGTCTCCGCGAAGCAACCCCTCTAAGACAAATTCTGCAAAGAACTGGTCCTTAGCCAATATCAAGTCCTGGCTAATTTCCTGCTCCCATCGTGCGAACCATGGCTGCATCGTAAACTGTACGAACCCCAGCGTCAGTTGAGTGATTCCGGTTCCCCAACTGGTCGATTTTTCTGTATGTTGGAGCAATGACAACGGCACGCCGAACCAAGAAGCAATCTCTTCTACCTGAAATATCCGAGTCTCCAAGAACTGCGAATCTTCGTTAGTCAGACCCATCGCCTGGAACTCAAGCCCCTCTTCCAAGACAGCCGTGCTGTGACCGCCTCGATGTTGTTTCCAGTCGTCTTTCAGCCGCTCTCTTCCCTCAGGACTCAACTTTCCCGGCATCTTTAGTAGACCAGCAGGAGTCTGATTTTCTGAGAAGAACCGACTCCCATGATCCTGCGTGACCACCGCCAGTCCCATCGATTCCTTAGCCAAGGCCACGAGGCTCAATCCTGATACACCGTCATCGGACAAGGTTGAGATGTGGAAGACCTCATCTTGTAGCAATACTTCAGTATGCCCGTTCGGTTGCCGGTAATCGTAATGAATGGTCCCGTCACTCGCCAACGATGGATTCATGCGATCAGGATGCAACGGCACCAACTGGTCAACGAACCCACGTTGCCCTGGCACAATCCGAGCGAATGCGTTGCCACGTAGCAGAGCGTGCGCCATCAACATCTCGCGGAACTGGAACGAAGATTGCCGGATGTTAGGTCTGGAATGGAGAATGTCAAAGATTGGGTGATTCGTCGCTCGTTCTTTACCGCCATTGTCCAGTCTGCGATAGACAACCAAGGGGAGCATAGCTAGGCTTGTGGAGATGATACGGACGCAGGAAAAAACAGTGGAGATGGCTAGAGCTTTCTCCGGCGTTATCGTCGCACCTGCGACCGTAGAAGCTCCGATTTGTTTATACCAAAAATCTTCCAGCGGCCCAAAATTAGCCGCCGCTTTAGGTTCGAGAAGCCTAGTTAGGAATCCCAACTATTTACGCCTCATTCCCCGTCGTCTCCACGCTTCCCATCCAAGCAAGGCCGATCCGGGCACAATCAAACTCAAAGGAAGATAAATCATACCCAACCCAACAATCAACGCAACAATCGCAACTGCAATGCCGAGTTCTTCTTGCCATTCTATCATAGCACCAACAACCCCCGGCTCTCGTAGACACTCTCCCCATCTTCCCCGGCTATCGCCCGGCTCAGCGCCATCACCAACGCCACTATCCCGTCGATACGCTCCGTAGACTTATCCTTCGACGGTTTCAGATTCCCTGTCGGGTCTTGTTGCACCACTACGTTCGCCGCACACCACGTCAACACCGGGTTCCCACCATGCCACAACCGCCGAGACGCCACCAACTTCTCCAATTCCTTGCTCGGCCCGGACAGACTGGCGTACCCTTGCCGGACCTCCACCATGTTGGCCCCATCCTCCATCAGGTCGTTGACCAAACCCGTCGCGTTCCAAGGGTCAAATCCCATGTCCTGAATCCGGTACAAAGAACTCAATTCCTTGATCCGCTCCCGAATGACATGGTAATCAATAACGTTGCCCTCCGTCGCCTCAATCCAACCCTCCCGGACCCAAACGTCATAAGGGACCCGATCCCGTCGCACTCGGAGCGCGATGTTCTCCTCCGGCATCCAGAACTTCGCCACGACGTTAAACCCATCATTCAGCTCGCTTCCAGCGAGGCCGCCGATCCCTTCCATTACACTTGGATTCGTAATCTTTCGTGGAAACACCAGCACGAACGCCGACAGGTCTGTCGTGGTCGACAGATCCAGCCCTCCCCAACAGACCTGCCCCTCCAACTCTGCTGGGTCGAATGGCTCCCCCCCTTCGGTCCAAGCTTCCAAGTCCAGCCACCGGGAACTCGACTCAGTCCACTGATTCAAGAAGAGACGCCGAAACGTATTCACATACCCCGGCGTTTCTTTAGCCCGGTTGCATTCAGCCTCCAAATACTCCCGTGAGACCGTCACCCCCAAGCTCGGATTAGCCTGTTCCCATACTTCCGGGTCCGACCAGTCCGCACCGTCTGGCGCAGAATAAATCACCGGCAGGAACTCTTCGTCAACAATCGTCCCTTCTAAACACTTGATCGCGTAGTCGTGAATCTCCCAACAGATGGAGTTTTTGTCGTAGCCAGCGGTTGTAATCGCAAACGTCAACGGCTGTTTTCTGGAACCAGTGGAAGTCGTCAACACGTCCCACAAGTCTCGGTTGGGCTGGGTATGCAACTCGTCAAAGATGATACCGTGAGCATTCAACCCATGCTTGGTCTTAACGTCCGCCGACAACACCTTGTAGCTCGACCGAGTTGCTCCAACCACGATGGACCGCCGGTATATCTGTGCTCTGCCCATCAACTCCGGCGACTCTTCCACCATACTTTTCGCCGCCTCGAACACGATGGCAGCCTGTTCCCTATCTGCTGCGGCTGAGTAAATCTCGGCACCCGGTTCTCCGTCCACAAAGGTCAGCAACAATCCGACGCCAGCGGCGAGGTGGCTTTTCCCGCACTTCCTCGGCACTTCCACATATGCCCGCCTGTACTTCCGGGTTCCGTCCGCCCTCTTCCACCCAAAGAGTGGGCGAACAACTTCATTCTCCTGCCAAGGCAGCAACTTGAACAACTGCCCCGCGTGCTCCCCTTTCGTGTGCTTCAGGAACGTAGAGAAGAACTCCACCGCTCGATCCGCCGCGTCCTGGTCAAACCAGTATTTAGTTGCGGTTAGAGTCGCCAAACCAATCCCTCCCGCCTGGCGTCACAGGCTCCTTCTTCTCCACTTTCACCCGCGACCGGCTCGACGGCGTGATCCCGAACTCGTTCATCCACGCCCTGAGTTGCTTCAAGCAATCCTCCGCGATCCGCAGATATGGAGATGGGAAGAAACTCCCCTCTTTAGTCATCATTACACCATACTGAGCTAAATTAGCCTCAGCGTCTTTCCATCGGGCATAGACGACACAGTAGGCTTCCAATGCGTCCAAATCAGATGCAGTCAACACACCCATCAACGTCAACAATTTAGCCATCCTAGGCCACACCTTTGTTGCTTCACCTTTCAAGCCAACCGGGCAACGAGGCGCGGTCTCATAAGCCGCCACCTCTGGTTCGTCCGTGTTGTGTCTGTCTGACCGGAACGTACCCGACAATTCCTTGGCTGCCCTTGGTTTAGCTTTACCGCCGCTTCTGCCTTTAACTCCCGCCATGGAATCTCGTCCTCAATGGGAATAAGTTTTGGAGCGTCCGGGTCGGTGCTGCCCCGCCCTCTTCCGGCAGGATGCCGAACGGTTCGCTGGAATCCTTCGGACGCTTTGGATAGGGTTGGGCCAAGGAGTGTAAACGACCACTCATGTCGTCATCTAATGGGTAAACATAATGGTAACGGACTGCGACGCAACTCGTTGCGTCGCAGTCGATGTGTTCTCTCAACCAAGGAATTGATTGTCCACCGACTCCATACCGATCATACAACGTCCTGGGGAACTGACGCCGGCCATTAACTATATAATATGCGTTCGATTCTGTTTTGCGACCTAAGTACATCCAACCAGACGCTTGATAAATAGTGCCGATATGGCCTTGTTCCTCGTCTGCAAATGATGTTAATAATCGCAATTTTGCGAACTCACGCCGAATCATCCTGATTGATATCGCAACAATACGGCTCGTCGGTGCTTCCCGCCTCGATAAAGCCACCCTTACTAACTCCGCCATCTCGAACCGTTTTGCCAATCCAAATCTAGTTCCATTGGTACTATTACCTGCTCCGACTCCGTAGATGACCGCACCAACGAACCGTCCGGCCTCCCAGACGCCAATCTTAGCCAATTTACTTTTAGGCATCCGCCCCGAATAGTGCCAATGTTCAACAGCGTATTTAGCCGCAGCATGAGAACACCAATCCAATCTCAACTCAGGTTGTGAAATGATGTCCACATGCAGGGCATTCAACCGGTTTCTTCTCATCAAGTCGTGATTGTTCCTCTACCCCAACAGATGAAAAGTCCGGCGTTGACAATCGCTCCCCGTTTGCCAATGCCTCCAGCATGTCGTTAACGGCCTGCGACTTAAATTGAGCCGACTCCAACAATCCAAGCAGATTATCTTGGTTCGCGTTCGCCATCATCGCCAGCGGATCCAGCGTGACCAACATCTTCTCCGCTTCTTTCTCATTCACGTCCACGATCAACACTGGGATCTGTTGGCTATCGGATATCTCCTGTCGCAGATGCCCATCAATCAACTGCAACCCCTCCGGCGTCTCTCTGGCAATCACGGCATCCGCAAACCCGATCTCTTCCAGCACACCTTTCATAGCATCCCGTTGGGCTTTTGGATGCTCTCGCCAATTCTTAGGATGGGGGATCAACTCGGACGCCGTAACCCACCTTAACTCTTTAACACGATTTCTCGCGGCCATGGTCTCTCCCCTTTAACTTCATTTCTTGCCATCACACGCGTTCACT